CTACAGCAACTATACATCCTTCAAGTTATGTGGTGATTAATGCCACAGCTAATGCATTTACCGGCTCTTATTCAAATAATCAATTCATAAGATTTGGTGAAAATGCAAATACAAATATTCGCAGAATTATGTCTGTGAATGCTACCACAATAATTGTGAATACTCCTTTTAGTAACAGTATTAATAGTGCAAATACATTTAACATGACTATTGTTGTGGAGCCAGATGTTATTTCCACAACATTTGCAAACGGTATTATTAGTAATACAAATCTAGATGCACTGAAACTTTCTTTTACTAATTCTAGTATCGTTGGTGCATCGTTTATAATTGGTGAAAGAGTTGATTTAATAGACTCATCAAATTTACTTCTTGGTGCTAATGGCACTGTAGCATATTCCAATTCATCCATCGTGTTTATTTCGGGTGTAGGAGGAAGTAATACTTGGATTTCTAATCAAAAATTAAAAGGCGCTTCTTCATTTATTGTTGCTAATATAACCTCGGTGGATAATAATCCTAATGTCACTATTAAAAATCCAAACGGTACATTTATTGCAAGCAGAACAGTAGACTTTAGTAGCACAAGTACTTCAAATACTGGGTTTGCCAAAATTAATGATATAGTAAATCTTTCACAAGATGTTATAGAATATGAAATTGGACCAACAATAAAAATAGTCGGTGATGGATCTAATGCTATAGCCGTTGCAACCGTAAATACAACTGTTGGTAGTTCCAATACAATTTCTAAAATAACTGTGATTAATCCTGGATTAAATTATACAGAAGCTAGTATTTCAATATATGCTAATTCTACTTATGGCTCTTCAGCGGTTGCAACCCCTGTAATATCTCCATTACTTGGGCATGGATTTAATCCTGTTTATGAATTAGGATCTAGATATGCAGAAGTGTCAACAACATTTGATACTGCTCCAAATGAATCTTGGTATTTTCCAACCAATCTTACGATCAGAAAATTGGGTGTTCTAAAACAACCAAGCTTTAATAAAGCCAATATTACTTTAACTGAATTTGATAGAATTAGATTGACAACAAATACAGTGTCTGGGTGGATCAATGGTGAAATTGTAGTACAAAGTAATACCAATGCTGCTGGTATAGTCACTACAAGTAATTCAACAACCTTAGAACTTAAAAATGTGCGAGGTACTTTTGCTATCTCAAATACAAGCACAATAAGCGGATATTCCTCTGCAACAACTTCTCAAGTTGTCAATACACTGATTCTTAGATTCTTTACTAACGATCAGGTTCAGCTCTATAATAATACCGCTGCAATAGTGGAATCAGCTGTTTCAAATACCGAACTAAATTTGACTAATATAAATGGCCTATTAACTAATAATTCAATTATATATAATACAACTAATTCTTATGCCACAATAAATAGTATAAGTAAT